GGGAAGTTCTCTACTGTACCACGTAGTCCATTAACTAAGTTAATACCATCACATTCTATACTCCAGTTATTCTTTCTACAGATAACTGGTTCACCATGCATAGGCAACTTAGACTTTACACCACGTAAGTCCCGTAAATAACTATTGATTGTTTCTCTTGTAGCATTCTTACATGTCAATATTATAGGAGACTGCACTAGTAAGTCATCAGTAAGCATATCCTCATCGATAACTACAGCATTATTATAAGTCCCATAATGTATAGGAAGTCCTTTGATAGCTCTATCTGCCAGATAGATGATACCAGAGTTCTCTCCTTGACGCATGATATCTGTTAAAAAATGAACCTTGCCATCTACTAAATAACCTGGGTCATCAGCTACAGGAGGTAACTGATTCAAATCGCCACAGGCTATAATCTTAATACCGAAAGATTCAATGTCTTTAACCATAGACCTAGGTGTCATAGACGCTTCATCAATCAAGATAAGCTTAACACCCTCTAGGAATTCTCTTTTAACAAACTTAGTTGTAACTTTAGGCTTGTTAAAGTATGGATCCATTATAGGTCTTCCTAATCCATCATATTGGATTTGCTCTACAGGTTCATATATAGATGCATGTATAGTCTTAGCTGTAAATAATCCTCTATTACGCATAACTATAGCAGCTGTACCAGTAAAGCTCATAGGAAGTAACTCATCTATAGATAGACCCAAACGATTAATAATTTCGAATAGTACCACAGTCTTACCAGTACCAGCGGCACCAGTATACTGGAATACTAATTCGGAACTATTATTGTACCAGTCGACAGCAGCGTCAACGACTGCTTGCTGTCCTGGATTTAGTTGGAATTTCATTATCTCACCCTCTTGAATACTACAAAGGTTTCATAATGACGATCATCCGTATATACTGTAAGTAATTGGTAACCACGAGCTGTCATATTGTCAATACCATATGAAGCATACTTAGTCTTATAAAGCATAGACTTAGTATCACCAACAGCTGGTGTATATTCTTTGAGAGATTGTACATTCTGCTCAAGAGCTACATTGAATTTTTGATCAGATGTCTCCTGTCTACCAAAATCAGTATAGTAATATACATAGGATCCAATAGCTACCAGTACGATAGCTATTAGTAATCCGATAAATGTCTTCTTACCCATATTATTTAATCCTTTCTTGCTAGTTTACTCTGGTATACACAACCACAGTCTTCCCGCTAAGATCATAGTTACGTACAGTAACACCTTTAGCTTTATAACCACGCTCTTTCATATCGGCGATACCATGATTAACTTCTTCGTCGTATCTATAACTTACAACCACTGTATCATTGATTGCTGGGTTTAGACCCTCTAATGCTCTAGTATTACGATTAACTGCAGCATCATGAGTAGAATCAAAAATACAACCAGTGGTCAAAACTAGGGAAATCATAACCATTATCAAAAGCACATATTTTTTCATTGTTTTTACCTCACTCTTTTATAAACAACGATAGCTTGGTCTTCAAGAGAATCACTGACAATAGCTTCTACTATATAACCTTGAGCTATCATTTCATTAATTGCATCACTTGTTGGATTCTCATAAGTTACCGCTACTTGACCACCAACTTCTGGCATATGCTCTGGTAATATAGGTCTTACATGAGCCGTTCTATCACTAGGGTGTGTTCTAAATATACCGAATGCTGCACCAGCTATAGATAAGCCTGCTATAACCAGTAATATGCCTACTGTAATATACATCAAGTAAGCATTTATCTTTTGCTGTCTTTCTAAGGTCTTCATTTGCTACCTCTCTTAGCTCTACTTCTCTCTTTTATAGCTTCCATTTCAGCTTGAGTAAAGTCTATTTCTTTTAAATTGGAATTATCATACCCACATAAGTAGTTTATACAATCCATATACTTAAGACTATCATTGTAATAGATTCCTGAAGAATAGATGCGTCCATCATCTAATACAATTTGAACTTGACCCTTAATATCTCTCTTCTTAGGGTTGACTTTAGCATAAGTAACTACAGTTGGGTATTCTTGAATCAAATCTAGATACATGTCAAATAGTGTCTTCATGATAGCGACATTATTCAACGGATCATAGATAACTGGGTTTTGTAACGTTAATGCTGGAGCATCTTGCTCAAAGCATAACGGTCTACCCTTAATAAACACAGGAATTAACTGTCCAGCATCTGTTTCAAACATGATTTGTAGAGACTTAGCAGGATTGTATACTAACCCACAGGTATAGAATACATCCTTTTCAAACTCTTGTCTCGTATACGTTGGAAAAGATGGAACACTAACAAACATGCTTCCCATAAAGAGTACCTTTCTACCTCTGAAACACTATTGTAATCAGGAGGATTTACGATATGAATGAATATAACACAAATACCGACTTCCAACACACCGAAATCGGCATCTTAACATCACCTTGTGATAAATATAAGCCAGGATTCCAAACCTTCTATTTACCTTCACTGAATCCTATGAATCTTAAGTCTAACACAAAGCAATCTATAAACGTACAACCTACAAATCTTATCAATAAAGAACCTATACAAGGTGGTAAGATTCAGGTTGGGTCTAATATTTTAGTGGAAATGCCTAAAGAAGTTGCTAGACAATATCCATATAAGTTTATCCCTCCAGGGACTAGATTTATAATCGGTTTTCCTAGTGGTGATATCACCAAACCAATTGTTATAGGGAGGGATTACGATGCTTACAGAGATAAGTAGTATTCAAGAATTTATTACCATGAAGCCTGTAAATAACTCAGACTTTCATGCCTACTCATACTATATGAAGTCATCTACATTGGGATCATTAGAAATCCCATTCAGAAACTTGATTACTACAGATTATCTTGATGATTTCAAGAAAGAAGCATACAAGATTAACTTAACTGCAGAAGAGTTTCGTAAATACAAGTATAAACCAAAGCTCTTAGCTAATGATGTATATGGTAATGGTGAATTCCATTACATTATCTTAGCTATCAATGGTCTATATAGTATCAAAGACTTTAATAGACAATCTATATACCTAATACCAAAGAAAGAACTACTCAAGTTACTTGAGTATGTGTATTCTTCTAATAAGCAGTATATAGATTCTTATAACTATTCACATGGAATCAAATAATATCAACCACGGAAGAGTACACTGTACTCTTCTGTGTTTTATTCTGCCACATAAACAGGTTCTTCTATAAACATAGGGATCGGTTCTGCACTTCTAAACATCGGTTTGATTTTATCTTTCATACCGTGTTGCTCAGCAAAGTACCCTACAGATAATAGACTTTGATTTGGTAACGCCACAAATATGGATGGAGCTTTAAACTCACCTTGACGTGGTGCCCATTTCTTAATAAGATTCAAATATTCTTTAGCTTGAGCCTTATCTAAAGCCTCATTAGCTCTACCCTTACGTACATATACCATCTCATCAAATTCTTCTGGTGGAATATATGGACAAAGCATAGTCTCTACAGCATTTATAGGAATCTCTAAGTTATACTTAATCATATCTAATGAACGATCAGTATACTCAGACTTCTTGAATCCATTAATCTTATCTTGATTGAACTTGTCAACTGTCATTTCTAGCTTAGCTATAGCAAATGGATTAACTCCTCGAGCAATAGCTTTAGTTCCACTAGGCAATGTACCAGAATACTCTGGTGTCATCTTTTTCTTTTGACGTTCTAATCTAGCTTGTTCTTTATCTAACTCTTTAGGTTCCTCTTTTGGTTCTTCTTTAACAGGAATCTTAGGGTCAGTAGAACGTAATTCACTTTCAGCACTCTTAACTTCTTCTGGTTTAGTAGTTCTTACAGAATCAGCATTTTGTGCTGCTAATGATAAATCAGTCATAGTTAATCTATGTACTGGATTTGTACATCCCTCATCACAGATTAACTCTACTGGTTTCTCTGGATTGAATGGATGATAGAATCTCTTAGGTGCATTAGTACCATAACGACTCTTAATAAGAGAGAAGCCCATATAAGGATTATCAGCAGCATCTCTCTCGGGAATAATGATAATACCACTATCGATATTTTCTAGAATCTTGATAGACTCACCGATATTATTACGACCAACACATTCTACCAAGTTATTACGACTAATCTTACGTCCCTCATCGATAGCTTTAGCTGCTTCACGGTTTAACTGTGATGCAGTTATCACTGGGATATCTTTGTCTATAGCGAATTGTTTAAACTCATCGACTACAGAACCTAATGCCATGTATGGGTCTTTACCCAATACTTCGAAGTCTCTACATTTAATACGTTTGATATAGTCTTGTACCATACAGATGACTTCTTTATTACTATCCGCTAGTTCATCATACAATGCATATACATAATCTGTATCTACAGTATTAGCTGGGATATACTTAATAACGATATCGATAGGGTCATCATCAGTTACAGCAAAACCATTATTCTTGAATTGTGCTGTCAATTCCTCTAATGATAGTTTTCTATCGAAGTCTTTAGCTACTAAGATACCATGTGCACGTTCAATAGTCTCTTCAAGAGAGTTTTCCATTGTAAGATATACGATACATGGTCTTTTGGCTGGGTCTTTAGGTTTATAATCCCTATTGAACTTCTTCAATTGCAATGCTAAGTTAAGCATTGTCATTGATTTACCCTCACCTGGTAGACCGAATAATAGATAGATACGTCCATTCTCGAAACCACCAGAGATGATATTATTAAATGCTTGCATACCAGTCTTAAGCTTAGTAGATGGGTTATGTAAGCGGTCATATACATTACTCATAGTTCTAATGAATACATCAGAATCTGTCAATGAGAATGTCTCTGAACCAGTTGCTGTATTAGCAGTTTGACGTAAAGTCGTACCGATATCACGTAATCTAAAACGCATATCTTTTAATACTGCTTCACGTTCTAGTTGGCTACCAGCTGTAGTCAACTCAATGAATTTGTCATGGGCTTGTGCCATGTATGTGATAACTGAATAGTTTTCATAGTCAGAATAGATACGTTGCTCTATAACTGCAAAGTCACTACTATTCAATGGGTTATCTATTTGATTCAATGGTAAGTGCTTCTTGATTAGACCCTCGGAACATACTTCAATGAGGAGATCTTTATCCTTATTACCATTAATTCTTCTTTCTAATAATGCCTTGAGAAACTTAAATACGTGAATATGCTTTTCTTGAGTCTTGATATCATAAACCTTTTCAGGTTCCATCTTATTCATAAGCTTTAACAACGTAGCTAAGATTTCTCGATTGTCTTGTCTGTATAGCGTTTGGAATACATACCTAACGTATATAACCAGATTAGGCCATTCAATCATGAATTTATTATTCAATTCATTACCTCTAGCCATTAATCCTACCTCACTTTACTCTTTTAACAAATCGATCAATTGGTCTGTAGTTATAAAAGTATAACCTTTATTATTATTGATGTATCTAGTGAGTATCTCATACTCTGATAGATTCTTATCAGTAATATAGTCATACTCTTTAAATTTTTCTGAGACTTCGTTGGCTTGTTGTCTTATGATATCATTCTTGAAATCACATTTGAATTTAATCGAGCCGTCGTTTCTAAACTTGTCTCTAAGTATATTAATA